GACAGCGGCTCAGCTTGCTACAAACCGTACATCGGTTACAGGTACCTCAGGACTTAACACAATTACTGTTGCAGACACAGGTACCTTGAATCTTACGGGTGTTACTGGTCTTCAAATCGGTATGGGTGTATCTGGAACAGGTATTGGCTCTGGAGCTACTATTACTAACATTCAGGGAAACATTGTTTACCTATCTGTAGCTAACTCAGGAACAGTCTCTGGAACAATCACATTTACGCCTACTATTGGCTATACCGGTCTTCCAAATGACTGGACTCGTGACTCCATTGGTGCCTCATCCCTTGCCCAGGCTATCTTTATTGATAACACCGGTAACGGACAGGGTGGAGTTCCTTATACAACTGGTTCCCCAGCCCCTTCAGGCATCATCTCCGGTGGTGACTCCGTCTTCTCATTCTTCTCAGAAAACGGTGCTGGAGCTACAAACTTTAACTCATCCGTATACTCCCTGGTCGGTGGTAAGGATATCGGAAACTCATATATGTCTGGAAACGGTAACGTTTCTACTCCTGGCTTCCCAAATGGCCCAGATGTACTGGTAGTTACCGCAACAAACATCGGTACAGCCACCTCTCAGATCGCTGCTCGTCTCTCTTGGACTGAGGCTCAAGCATAATGATCCGAGTTAATGAATTCTTATCCCCCAAATTTGCTATAATTCTAGAAACCCCGGAAGGTCGGTAACCCCCAATGACAAGCTACGCCTCGCTTAGTTCGCAGATCACGGCGCTAACAAATGATATGACCACCACTCTTGCTAGCGGTGTGTCAGCAGCCTCAGATTATGCATACTACGCAAATGCCCTACAAACCCTAGGAACGATGCTTGGCGTCAATGACATTGTTGCCGCGACATCTAACCAGGTATCTACTATTACTAGCACTGGAACAACCCAGGTTGGCCTAGTAAATACTGCTGGTACTACTCAGGTATCTGCAGTTAACTCTGCTGGAACGACTCAGATTGCAGCAGTAAACTCAACAGCAAATAATCTACAAACCTACGCATACATGGGAGTCCTAGCATAATGGCCACACCTACAGTAACATCTATTCGTCGTGGTACCGCTGGTACTAGCGACGCAGGTATTAGCATCAGTGCTTCTACCGCAGCAATTATCACTAACGTTGTTTTGTCAAACAAGACAGCAAACACTCGCTACGTCACATTGACAATCGGCGGATACTCTTTCTGCACCTCTTTGCAGATTCCTGCAAACGGCACAGTGAACTTTGATGCCCGTCTAGTTGCTAGCCCAGGCGACCTAGTAGTAGTAACAGCAGACGCAGCATCAGCAGTCGACTATTTCATCTCAGGCATCTACCAGTAACAACTAAGGAACAGGTAACTACTAATGGCAATTTCCTCATATAAAGATCTAGTTGTCTTTCCTAATGACAACTCTGGTCGCGTTAATATCAAGGAGCAGGTTTTTACCACTAGCGGTACCTGGACGGCTCCTGCGGGCGTAAGCTCTGCACAGGTTATCCTAGTTGGTGGTGGAGGCGGCGGCGGTGGCGGTTCACAGCTCGTTGCCGGTGGTGGCGGTGCCGGCGGTGCCGTTGTCGTACAGAATCTTTCTGTAACACCAGGGACTGCATACCCAATCAACGTCGGTGCAGGTGGACAAGGTGGCCTTGGCGCACTTACCGCTGCAAACGATATTACATCTACTCTTCCAGGAACTAACGGTGGTACAACCACATTTGGTTCTGTAACAGTGTGGAACTACCTCACTAACCCAGACATGGACCTTAACGTCCTTGGTTGGGATCCTGAAGTTATTTACCGTATAGCTACTGGTGCTTCGGGTGCGACCTACATTGAGCTCTTCCCTAATGCTAACGGTATCGTTGCTGGTATGGCTCTTGTTGCAGGTCAGTTCATTACAACAGCTTCTCCTGAAGTTGCAACTTCAACCGGTGGTATCGGATCTAACGCAGTTGTTACCTCAGTTTCCGGTAACATCGTAAACCTTTCTGTAGCTAACTCGGCCGCAGTTCAGGGCGTTATCCGTTTTGATTCTACAAACGTAACCCTTCAGCAGGGTCAAATCGCTTTTTACCAGACTAACCAGGCCGGTATTGATGCGCTTTCAGGTACAAATACCTTTACTAACAACACCTACAACTCTAACCAGAGTGCAAACCTTTCTAACAACTTGTTACAGCCTCGTTTGTCACAGTTGGAAGATACAACTCTCATCTCTTCAAGCTACTTGAACCAGCAGGGTACTTCTCTAACAACCTTCTCTGTTACAAATACCTCGGTTCCTACAAAGCTTGCAGAAATGGTTGGACCAGTTCTTACAACAACTGCTTCTGGTACAGCTGGTTCTTACACAATTACAATGGCAAGCACTGCAAATCTACTCCCTAATATGTTCGTGATTGCAGCTGGTTACCTTACAACAGGTACCTTCATCACCAACATCTCGGGAAGCACAGTTACTCTTAACACCGCGGTTGCTTCTAACATGTCAAATACAACCGTTACAGTTTCATACAATGGAACTGTTGGTCAGAACGCACTTGTAGCTGTAACAAGCACTTCTACAAGCACTGGTTCTCCTACCTGGATTAACTTCTCCTCAATTAACACAGGTACAGTTACCTCCGCTACAACTACCTCGGTTGGTTCTAACGGTATTCCTTACATCCCAGGTCAGACCTACACCTTGTCTGCGTACGTTTACTCTAACGTAGCCGTACCAACAACAGCCCCAATCTTGTTCCAGATTCGTTCTACTGGTGCAACTTACGGTGCTGCGTCTAACCTTGTATACTCAGGCGGTACGATTTCTTCACCTCCTGCTAACTCTATTGACGGCGGTACATCTAACGGATTCTTCGTTCGTCAGGCACAACCAGCTCCAATGCTTGGGTACGGTGCGTCTGTAACCAACACATCTACAGGTACAAATAACAGCGGTGCTACTCAGATCACAGTCTCTAGCACAGCAAACCTCGTAGCTGGTATGGTTCTTGCATCATCAGTAACCGGTATCGCAGCAGGTGTGGCTATCAGCGTAGTCAATAGCTCAACCCAAATCACTCTTAATACAGCGCTTACAGCAGGTCTTCCAGCAAGCACATCGCTTACTTGGCAGACACCAGCAGGAACTCAGTTCCTTGCAAGCGGATGGCGCCGTATTTCTGCAACATTCACTACACCAACTATCGCTGCAACCCTTGCTAACGGTACATATGCTTACGGCTCTACAGCCCAGTTTATCTACCCAACAATCGTGTTCCAGCACAACGCAGGTGTTTCGTACTTCATCGATAACCTACAGCTCGAACTTGGTGGAACCGCTACTTCATGGCAGCCTCCAGTCTATGGATTTGAAACCGGTTTGGTTGTTTCATCCAACTCAACAGACTTGGGTAACCTTGAGACAGCGCACCGCCCAGTTCGTGTTACTGCTGGTCAAACTTACTCAGCATCTATGTGGATCTACGGTGCAGGTACTGCTAACCAGTACCGTCCAATCAACGCCTTTATCGAATGGCTTGATGCGGATTACAACGTTCTTTCACGTTCTGTCGGTCCAAACGTGTTCCTTGGCTTCTCTGGTTACCAGTCTAACCAGCAGACTATGCCAGGAGTTAACTACGGTGCTCGTATTGGTGTTAACGGTGCAGTGGCTCCAACAGCTTCTTCATCTGGTTACCAGCCATCAGCAGGAGCTGCTTACGCTCGCGTAGGTTTCTCTGTCTACCAGGGAGCTCAGTCTTCTACAACTGGTCAGATTCAGTACGTTATGTTCTATCCAACTCTTGAATCCGGTTCAGCAGCAACTTCTCCAAAGCGTCCAGACGGCGCAACCATCTACTACGAAGGCCAGACCGGAGCATCTCGTTTGATCTCAGGTTGGACCCTTGCAGCAGAAGGTGGCGGTGGTGGAGGTACCTATAACTCTAACAACATCTACTGGATGTTTGGAGTTCAGGGTGCTAACAATGGCGGTCACGCTGCTTATAACTCTAACTCAGCTTACCTAACCCTTGCTGGTGGTGGCGGTGGATCTTTGACACCTGGTCAGAATGCTCAAGTATTCACCCAGAGCTTGTCTAACTCTACAACCTCACAGTACGCTGCAGGATGGCAGACAACAGCTGCTTACACCCAGCCTTCGTTCCCAGCACGTGGTAACTTCGGTGGCTTTGCTATCATGAATATCAACACCGCTGGTAGCTCTGGTGCAAACATTCCTGGTTATGCTGGTGATGGTGGACAGGGTCAGCTCGTTTCAGGTCTTGCTTCTGGTTCATCTCTTGGTCTTGCATTCGGTGGTGGCGGCGGTGGAGCTGGCTGGTCTACCTGGTCTGTATCTGGTACCAACGAAAACATTCAAGGTGGTGCTACAAACAACACCACACCAGTTGGTGCTCAGTTCAACCCATGGATGACTCCTGGTAAGGGATACGCTGGTGGCGGAAAGGGTGGCGGTAACTTCATCGTCGATCTAACCCAGTCAACAATCTCTACATGGGGTTCAGCAATGGGTAACTACTTCGCACGCGGTATCGACGCTATCGTTAACACCGGTGGCGGTGGCGGTGGAGGTTCGACCAACTTTGGTCAGACTCCAGATCAGCCAATCTTGCACTTCCCAGCAAACCTTGCAGTTTCTTATGAAGCTACAGGCCCTGAATACTACAAGTGGTTGCCTCTCTATAACGCGTTGACAGTTGAAGCTAACTCTTCAGCGGCAATCGTTACAGGTACCAACGGTCTTCGTGTAACTGCTCAGGATGACGGTAACGTTAAGATTGTAACCGAGTCACAGACCTTCCAGATCTTGCCTCGTACAGTTATCACAATCCCAACCTTGGCAGCACGTCTAACCTCCTCACCAGTTGGTATTGCCAGCGCATTGTTCTCAGGAACAACAAAGCGTGCACGTCCAACAATCCGTTGGAAGGATCAGACCAACACGATTCTTCGTGAAGATCGTCCTCTAACAGATATCGTATTCACCGCAACTAACACCACTAACTACCTAGGTGTTAACGGAACTTACACAGTTCCTGGTGGATGGACCACATTAGCTGCTCCAGCTGGCGCATACCTCTTCGACGTAACATGGGAAATCGATTACCTCGATGCCGGTGACGTAGTAGACTTGGATATGTCAGGTCTTGCTTACCTTGGATACAACTCCAATGGTGGTAACGGTGGAGACGGTGTTGCTATCGTCCGCTGGTTCGATAAGCAAACATTCTAAGGAATAATTAACTAAATGGGCTACTTCGCACTAATGAGCGGCAACCGCGTTGAACACGTGGTTGTCGCAGAATCTGCCGAAGATATCGTGGGTGGAGCTGATTACTACACAGCAGTGGACGTAACAGACCTCTACCCACGCCCGTCAGTTAACTGGACTTTAGAAAATAACATCTGGTATCCAGACACACTAACTGGTATATCTAAGACACTTTGGAACGGAATCGGCTTTGATACCCCGGTTGAAGTTCATGAAGAGAAGCCGGTATCAAAGCTTAAAGCCCTATTTGGAGGAAAGAAATAATGGCAGTAACATCAGTTCCCCAGGTAATCGGGCAATCTCAAGACACCCTTATATACAACAGTGTAGGTGCTACAAGAGTTCAAACTTACAACCTTGGTAATGCTAACGCCGCTAACTTTGGTGCTTATAATCCACAGTCAGGAACCTTAACGGTTAACCCAACCAACGGTGCGTTGATACAGATTTCAAACCTTGTGGCTAATACAACTGTTAACTTTGTAGGTCTTCCAGGTGTCTATAATGACGCTTATGGCATGCCGATGTACCGAGCATCAACTTGGCTTGTTGAAGTTGTTGTCGGCAGCACATATACCCTTACATTTCCTAACGTAGTTTGGGACGGTGGAGCTGCCCCCTCCCTTGGTACAGGTACCGTAAGACAAACTATTCTTTTTACAAGCCATGATGGAACAACTATCAATGGCAAGCTTCTATATACAATGGCTTCCTAAGGAGATAAAGTGCCTCTATCACAGAATCCTCCAGTATTTACAGGCTCAACACTTGCCTATAACACTGCTACAGCAGCTCTTAGTAAGTCAGCTATTACTACTCCGTCTGCTTCAAGCCAGACAGTAAACCCATTGGCGACTCCGTATATCCACGTAGTTCGGCCAACAAACTCAACATTCACGTTGAATCTTGATCTTTTAACTAACTACGTTGGTGTTGGAACTACTCAACCTAACGTATACAACCAAACACAGATTACAGCCCCTCTTGGATACCGTTGGTTTGTAAGCTTTGTACCCGCAACTGCTGGTAATCAAATTGCATTTGCTGTTACTAGCCCAGCTTCTGGAACATCTATAACTTGGGATAGTGTTAGCGGCGCACCTACAGGTGTTAGTACATTTGCTGTATACGAGTTTTACACCGCTGATGGTGTAAACGTTAAAGGTAGAACGGTGGTGGCAGGATAATGCCTATTACAGAATATCCACAGCAGATTCAAAAGTCTACTAACGTATACATTAATGCAGGAACTACCTATGCCGCCTGCTATCAGACATCTATTACTGGCACCATCTCTATGGATGCGCCGAATAAAAACGTAACAAATAGCTCTGCTTCCGGCTCCGGATACTGTAAGTGGATCCTATCTGGAAACGCAACCATTACTTTTAACACGTCTAGCCTTCCAACTTCTTATGGACATATGTGGTATGTAGAGATTGCTAATCCATCCACGTATACAGTTGCTTGGACGGGAGTTACCTGGGCAGGTACAGCCCCAACACAAACAACAAACGGCCGTAGCATTTACCAGTTCTTTAGCCCAGATGGTGGGGCAACCATCTACGGCAAGCAGCTTGTAGTGAGCTTAGCTGGTACAGTCTAAGCTATAATTAAGCTATGAAAGTAGCTATATACACTATTGCAAAAAATGAAGAGCAGTTTGTACAACGCTGGTATGACTCAGCTAAGGATGCGGACTATCTTCTAATTGCGGATACCGGATCTACAGACGGTACCGTTGAGCTGGCCAAGAGTCTTGGCATCAATACATTCTCTATAAGCATAGATCCCTGGCGATTTGATGACGCCCGAAATGCTAGCTTAGCTTTGATCCCCAGCGATATCGATTACTGCATCTGTATAGATATGGATGAGGTAATTAAACCTGGTTGGAGGGATGCCCTAGAAGTGGCCTTTAAACAGGGCTGGACGCGTCCTAGACACCTTTTGACAACGAGTTGGAACCCAGATGGCAGCCCAGGATTTCAGTTCTCTGCAATGCGTATAACGGCCCGTAAAGGGTATCGTTGGAAATACCCAATTCACGAGATTCAAACTGCTTATGGCATTTCTGAAACCCAAGGCTGGGTTGACCTAGAGGTTGAACACCACCCAGATAATAATAAGTCTAGAGGTAGCTATTTACCTATGCTGGCAATGGCGGTACAGGAGTATCCCAGAGATGCTCGATGCTCATTCTACTATGGGCGTGAACTTTACTTTCACAAGCTCTATAGCGAAGCAACAGCTGAGCTTGCTAGATATTTAGAACTAGAAGAGGCTGTATGGAAACCACAAAGGGCCAACGCTTATTGGTATCTTGCAGAAACTAATCCGAATAATGCCGAACTCCACTTATTGGCTGGGTATAACGAGGACCCAACTAGACGTGAATGTGCGGTTAAATTAGCCCAGTACTATCATGACACGGCTGATTGGGAGGCGTGTAAGAAGTGGGCACTAACAGCTTTGGCCATAAAAGACAAGCCCCTAGACTATTTCTGTGAGGCTTGGGCTTGGAATGGCAACCCACACGATCTACTTAGCCTAGCGGCATATCACTCTGGGGACTATACTTTGGCTATAGAACATGGGGAAATCGCTCTGAGTCTAGACCCAGAGAATGAGCGTCTCAAAACTAATATGGGATTCTACCTAAGCAAGGCTTAAGGAGCTTAAATGGCAACAACATCATATTCGATTCTAGGTCAGGTAGCGCCTACCTCAGGAAACAGTTCTCTGTATCCCTCACCAGCCGCAACCCAGACTGTAATTTCCACCATTGCTATATGCAACACCACAGCCACAGCCGCTAACGCTACGGTATACGTCTGCAAAGCTAATGGAACTACTGTAGCGACACCTTCTACCGGAAATGCCGTTCTGTACAACGTAAGCATCTCAGGAAATACCACTCAGACATTTACTATTGGTTTGACCCTTGGTGCCTATGATACTATTTATGTCGCTTCTGGTACCTCTGGTGCTCTTACATTCCACGCATTCGGAAGTCAGATCGCCTAATGTCACGCCATGAATTTCCAGAGCATAGCTCGTCAGATACCGTATATGAGTCTAATACTAATATTGTAGCTGGCGCAGCTACTAAGGTTATATCACCTACTACTGTAACTATTGGTGCATTGCGTAACATTTTCGCTTCTACCGTAACTCCTGCAAGTACCGACGGGGCAGACGGGGATATCTGGATCCAGTATACATAATGTCTGGGCAGATAAAAACTAATGGCGCTTGGCATATTGCTACTTCAGCTCAGGTTAAAGTAGCTGGTTCATGGCATAAAGCCGCCCGTGCATTTGTAAAAGTTGCTGGTGTTTGGCATACCTGGTATGCTTCTGGAGTCTTTGATTCTTTCTCTCGCAGCAATACTACTAGCGGATTAGGTACATCTGATTCAGGACAATCTTGGTTATCCCTTATTGGTAACTGGATTGTTAATAGTACTAGAGCCGTAAGTAATGACTCTGTTACCAGTTTAAGTACTGTTGCACTTGCAGCTATTGAAACTAACGCTACAGATCTAACCACCACTCTTGATGTTCAAGATGGAACAGGCATCGCGTTTTGGGTAAGCGATGCTGGTAGCTGGTGGGCTGCTTATACATCTCAATCCACAGGCACAGGCGGAAACACCCCATATCAAGTTTGTGATTCAGGACTTGCTTCCTCTGCAGCTAACCCCCCTGCAGGAAACTGCTGCAGTACAGTGTCTATTGTTTCAACACCTGGCGGTACATACTGCAATGCGGGTCAGGTAAATAGCTCTAGCATACCTAGCGGATGTTGTAGTGCATATACTTCAAGCTCAACTACAACCCATACATATCATGCGTACGATGCAAATTGTTCAAATGTATGTACATATTTAGGGTCAGCTCAAACTGCAAGCCAAACGTATCAATGTAATCAATACCCTTACTTAATACAATCTGGCTCAACCTGTCAAAACTATAATAATCCATCTGATACTATTCCTGCCGTAAGGGCTTGTCCTCCTGGCTACACCCAGTCCGGATCTTTGTGCGCTATGTGTACTACTGGCAGTGTAGGTACAGCAAATAGTTGCGGATCTTTATATAGTTGCTACAACTATGGACCAGTTTGTACTGGGTGCATTCACGGAACGGCTACTGGTGGTCAATGTGATGTGGCAACCACCACTACAACATATTCTTGCTATACCCAAACCACAACTACTGCGCCAACCACAACCTATTCTTGTTACACATCTAACTCAACCCACTATACTCCAACATATACCACATATGTTACAGACCTAGTGGTTGTGAGCTCTGCTTCTGGCACAGTTGTTAGCCAGGCCTCTAGCGAGATTTCAAATAACAGCACAGGCTATACTTCTGTGGGTTCCTTGTCTGTCCAGACCTCAGGAAACACCGCAACCGTCAGTGCCTATGCTGGAGCCTCAAATGCCGGTACTGCAATCAAGACAGCTACAGTTACTAACTCGGGAACTAAGGGCACAAAGATTGGTATAATTAAGGGATACTCACCGGGATCTCAAGGAACAACCGTAGACAACCTGGCCTCAAGTATATAAGGAGCATAAATTGACAGACCCATTTGATAGGCCTGCACGTCCCTGGGATCTTTTTAATAAGAACTTGGGAAGAGTACAGACCGAGATTGCTACTAAGCGCTTAGATATTTGTAAGGGGTGCGATAAGTTTATTTCTTTAACCACTCAATGCAAAGAGTGCGGTTGCATCATGAAAGCAAAAACTAAACTACCTAACGCATCTTGCCCACTTCATAAGTGGGAATCTGTAGAGGTCGAATACACGGAAGAGAACTAATGGAAGACCAACCACTACCCCCAGTTAAAATTGCATTTATTATCGACAATGTAGTTGTAGACGTGCTTCACACAGACTCACGCCTTGCCGCTATATTCTTAAGTGACCCGCTAATCCTGGATGTAACTAAGGCTTTTCCAATGGTCGGCGCTATTTATGACCCAGCCACAAAGACGTTTAGAGATCCTGAAGCAGAGCCTGTGGAACCAGAAGCATTGGATCCAGAAGTTATTGCAGCTATTGATCGTGATGCGCTCAAGGCTAAACAAGACGAAGAAGCAGCTAACCAGTCTAACTAAGGAGTTACCATGCGTGGTGAACGACGAGAGGGACGTTTTTCTATTGATAACGAACGCGCCTCTATCATTGCTGGCACCACTCAGGAGCTTGTAAGAACAGTAGGCAACACTGTAGACTGGTGGATCTATGATCCATCCAGTACGGTCATAGACCCAATCTATGATGTGGGCTCCTCTG